CTCAACTTGTATAATGATTACGTTTCTGATAAAGTATTTTTATCATGAAACGAATCCTTTTTTTATTTATAACTTTACTTTTTTTTACATTTTGTTCCAACCAAGACAACTCCAAAAAGAGAGAACGTGATCTACTGCTTGGATTGTTCCTTGCTCAGAATGCATCTGTATATGAGCAAGCAGATTGCCAATTGTTTTACACGCTCAATCCTGTGTATGTCTCTGGTGGATACGCTGAGAGATTTATATCTGATCGAAATCAATACTTGAATATCATTGTTGGAGATTCAACAATAGATATCTCTCACAAATTTGAAGGATATTTCAATCCTAATTTAACTCAGATAAATGCCGTCTCAGGAGATACTCTCTGTGACTATAGATCTAGGATTGGTAAGTCTATTAACACTAGCAATCCAAGCATCATCATAACGTCGACAATTGGAGGCAATGATTTACTTCGCTCTATTCCAAACGAAAGAATCGTTGAGACATTTAGAGATTACAATTCAAATTTACAAACTCGTTTTCCTTCAACTAAGCGAATCTATATCGAAGTGCATCCAACTTTTGTCGACAAAGCAAATTTAAATCGTAAAATCATATCAGCTCAAATGCGAGCATTATCTCAGGATGCCTGTTGGGTAGATCCTGATCCTTGTTTCTCGTCTCCCTTACTGCAATCTGAGATGTTAGATTCTATCCATTATGCGAAAGCACCTGCCCTATGTATTAAAAATTTGGTGAAAACTAATTGTGGTGGTGAGTTCTAATGGAGCCAGAAATATTCGAACCAAAAACATTGGGAGCTTATATTGCAGGTAGCCTGCTTTTGTTGCTTGCGATTATTCTGAAATATGGCAAAGAGATTTTTGCCTTCTTTAAGAAGAGTCCAGAGCCATTCAATTTGCTTGAAGAAGTTCGATCCATGAAAAAAACAATTCAAGAGCAATCAGAACATATCTCAAGAATAGAAAAAATTCTGGAAGAGTTCCAGCTTATCATTGAAGTAATTCGCAATTTAAGAGATCATCCTTCTCGCAAATTCTTGGAATCTATAACTATCTCGCTTGGATTCACGGATTCACTCCGTCCTGATGAACAGGATAAACTGAGAGATTTTCTAATCCAATTCGAGAGAGCTATTCGATTGATTCCTATATCGGGAAAGAAACTCTCGCTAAATTTTCTTGAAACTCAATCAATGAACTCTCAAGCAATAACAGCTGTATCTAATTTCTTTGCGAATGTATCGATTGAGGATGTTATAAGGCTCAAGGTATTGTTTCCCGAAGGACGTTTCGATAAGTTAGCTAGAAATTTAAACGCACTTAGATCTACAACTGGAACTAATAATGTTTCTGTGGTTTCTATCAAGGAGGGAAAATGAAGGTATTCAGTTGGCTTTGGACTGATGATAAGTCAGGTAAATTCTCAGATACTACATTCCGAACGTGGATAGCTTTTCTACTTTTTATTGGGTGCACGGTTTACTGGGTTTGGTTCGACTCTAATGGAATCCAATCACAGGAAGAGATTTTGGTACAGACCTTAATGTTTTTTGTATTAGGGCAAGGAACTCTCTTCGCAGCAAAAAGGTTCAATGAAAGAAAATCAAACGTAATAACTTTGAATTCGAAACCAAGCAATTTTAAGACTGGTGAGGAAATCTATGATAATGAAGTGGATAGAATTTTAAAGGAGCGTGGGTTTTGAAGATCTTAATAATTTTAATTCTCTTATTCGGATTCTCTTGTAGTACTCTTTCTGTTTCTGAACCTGCCTCGGAAGCATTTTCCGAAACCTTAGAACAGAAAGCTAGAACCATACGATCAAATCCCAACTCAACTCTTGCAGAAAGAGAAGCAGCAGATGATCTCACACGAGCTGCTAATCTCATTCGTGTTACTGGAAGGCAATCTTCAAAGGATCAAAATGAAATCAAGGAGCTTCGAGAAGAGAAAGGTCGGAATGATATGTTGGAATGGTTGGTTTATATTGGTATTGGTTTATTTGTTCTATATGTATTAAGTCTTGTATTTAAAGGAAGGATATCTGCATGAATGAAATCTTTTTGACAGAGGATTACATTCCTTTTAAAACCAATATTCCTATGCCTGATTGTGATTGGAATCCACAAAGGCCTGATCCTCCAACTCCATTTTGGAAATTATTAGGATACCAACAATGCATGGGTAATACGATTCAAAATCTTATAAATTGGATTGGTAGAGTTGATTCTACAATGAGTCACCTTGCAAAGATGGATACATTTTCTTATTACCATGGATTTGAGTTGTATCTCCAGCAGCAAAATATTAAGCCTGGTTCTATTGATGTTTATGTATTTGAGAAACATGTCGAATGGGCGAATGTTATGTTGCAAGGATCTCAATATGAACTAAACTATAAGAGAAACTTAAAAAACAAAATTACTTTCACATATAATGATGTAGTAAGTTATTTAGTTGCTTACGAGCGACCAGCAGGACTAGGAACTACACTAACCAAATCAGGACATATAATTACTGCATTGAATCAAGTTCAAAATTCCCAGAAAGAATGGTTGGTTGTTACAGATCCGTATGGCCACTTTCCGTATCGCCAAAGATTCGGACATAGAGTTATGTATGCCAAAGAATTATTGGTAGATAAGCTTAGTTCTGTTGTTATGATTCAGTTGAAGAGCAAAGGTTAAGAATGACTTCTGAAATTATACGTGAGAGAGCCTTTTATCTTTATTTGATCCAAGGCGATTCTTATAACTCGATTGCAACTACGATACGGTCTGAGTTTGGAACTCGTACTACTTCTAAATCAATTCAGGCTTGGAGTAACAAGAAAGATTCCGCAGGGATGACTTGGGAAGATCGAAGACTCGCAGTGACAGAAAGAACTAATCATAGAGTAGAAGTTCTAGCTGAGAATAGCATGGTTGAGTTGCGGAATAGAACTTCTAAATTAGCTGAGATAATTTACAATCAACTTATATCTGATAATGCACCTAAGCTTAAAACTTTCGAAGGATCAGTCTTTGCATTCAAATCTCTTGCAGAGTTCGAAGCAAAACTTGCGGAAGCAGAAGAGAAAAAAGTCACTCCTTTTATGATTGTGAATATGATCTTTGAGGCAATTACGCAAGTTTCTGATGTAAATAAAGCTATCAAAGATAATTGGGATGAAGTCTCAATGATTATTCATGAGAAATTTATCAAAGTAGATTTGAATCGTTCGGGAGTGAAAGAAATTTCGGATGATCGTAAATAAAGAAGTATTCGAATTATTTACAGAACAAGGAACCAAGCGTTACTCTAGGGTTCGGAAAAAAGACAAAATCATCTATGGCAAAGAGAAAGGCAAAGATTCTCTTCTTGCTTTCTCTTCCTACTTAGATCCTAAGTTTGATACTCCATGGCATATCAAAGAGATTGCGTCGTCTTTGGAGAAAATGGAAAAACGAAATTCGGATATGGATCGTCTGATCGTCAACATGCCTCCAAGGCATGGTAAATCTCAACTGATTACTAGACTCTTCCCTGCATGGTATTTAGGAAGAAATCCATCAGATAATGTTATTATTTTATCTTATTCCGATTCTAAAGCTCAACGGTTTGGACGTTGGGTGCGAGATTGTATTGAGTCTCCTAATTATAACAAAGTCTTTCCTGATCTTTCAGTTCGGTCTGATCTTCGAGCTGCTGATGAATGGGAAACAACGAAAGGTGGATTGGTTATTTCGGCTGGTTTAGCTGGAGGCGTTACTGGTGAAGGTGCAGATTTACTTATTATAGATGATCCATTTAAGAACTTAGAGCAGGCTGTATCTCCTGTGATTGCTGAAAAGATTTGGGACAATTATCTCATGGTAGCAGAGACAAGACTTTCCCCAAAAGGCATTGTTGTTATCGTTCATACTCGCTGGACTCGTGATGATCTAACTGGTAGACTACTGAATGAATCAGAGGATCTTGTCGCATGATAGCCGAGAAGAAAGGTGATTGGTATCATCTTAAACTTCCAGCGATTGATGCAGAAGGCAAAGCATTATGGCCTGAAAAATTTCCGATTGATAGATTACAGAAAATCAGAAGACTGATTGGCGAGAAAAGATTCTCTGGCCTCTTCCAACAAGATCCTATGGATCTCGTTGAAAGGATGTTCTCTCATCCAGTAAGACAAGAGCCTAAGCGTGAATTGAAGATATTTGGTTTCTGGGATCCAGCATTTAAGAAAGAAGAAGCGAAGCGAGACTACAACGCATTCGCAGCTGGTGGAATTGATCAGCCTCAATTGAATATTACAGCTGGTGAAATTTGGAGATCAAAACTCAAAGAGTCTTATGATAAAATTGAAAAGCTATATCATCTTCATAATCTCTCTCTCTTGTATATCGAAGGCAACAAAGGTGAAGATGGACCCGAAATAGAATTATCATCACGAGGCTTGAATGTAAAGACAATCTTTTCTGTTGAGAAAAAGGATTTTCGAATTCAGCAATACCTTCTTATGAATTGGGATCTGCTTGTATTTTCCAATCTTGTAAGTCCGAAATTTTTAAAACAAATCTTAGAATACTCTGATCTAGCAAAGCATGATGATGCACCGGATGCATTGTCTATGCTCATTAAGTATATTGAGTTTGGCAGGAAGGCTCAATCACTCAATAAGCGAATGGCTTTCTATGAGTATCTACTTTCCCTTGGAGCAAATCAATGAGCAAAAGAAGACGATCGCATAGCCATAGCAATAATAAGAAGAATTCCAGTGATACTCATAGTGTGATGATTGCTTCGCTGGATTCTTTTTCACATGAAGCAAGTGGTAAAGGAACTTCTAGAGATAAGCTTTCTGGCATTCATCCCAATGCAAATAATATTCAACCAAGCTCTGCTCGACAATTCAAAATGTCGAATGGTTTTATCTCAAATATTATAGATGTCCCACCTATGGACATGGTCAAGAATTGGATTACACTTAAGACAAATCGTGATAATGATGATAGAGAAACTGGCTTAGAAGGTTTAGGAATTTCTCGACTCATTATCAATCGAATGGATGAATTGAATCTTAGAGCTAGACTTGTAAAACTTCTTGAATACGAGAGATTGTACAATCTCGGAGGACTTCTGTATTGGGGAATCAAATGTGATATTCCACAATTCGACAATCAATTATCTCAAGAGCTACCTAAAGATTTACATAAAATTGATTTCATCAATGTGATTGAAGCCGATCGTTTTAATGTTCATATTCAATCTACTGATCCACTTTCCAAAAATTATCATAATCATAAATTCTGGGTGTATGGAACTCAGGTTCATAACTCAAGAGTTGAATGGCTTGTGAATGATTTTATGGCTGATGAGATTCGTGGAATATCAGTATTGGAAAAAATCCTGGAAGCAATTTATGCCCAAGACATTGCATTGTGGTCTGTTACAACAAACCTCTTCGAGTCTTCCGCTAAGGTTTTCAAATCTAAAAATGTAGATCTTGCAAGTCCAAAAGTTCTCTCAGAATATATGAGATTGCTAAGCAAAACTTTGAGCACTCAAAGCTTTCTGCCTATCTCAGAAGGAGATGAAATTTCCAGAATTGTTAATACAGGAAACTCCGATTCGAATTTAGCAGACTCTCTCAATCATGTATTTGATGTTCTATCAGGACTTTCGAGAATGCCTAAGTCTAAGATTCTCGGACAAGAGCAAGGAGCACTCACTGCTGGACAATATGATTTGATCTCTTACTACGACGATTGTTCCAGACAACAAGAATCTAAAGTCCGACCTATCATTGAGAAAGCAATCCAACTCATCATACGAGAGAGAGACGGTGAGATTTTTAATAAACTTGGTGGAGATGTAAACTCTCTCGATTGGGAATTCACATTCAATCCACTTTGGAAATTGAATCCTCTGGAAGAAGCTCAGATGAAATTGCAATTAGCACAAACTGATCAGATCTATATCACAGCTGGAGTAGTCAGTCCATCCACTGTAACAAGAATGAGGTTCGCTGATCTGGAAGAATTCGAAGATCCAGATGAAAATGATGACAGCAATCCGTATAACTTAGAGATGCCTGAACTTCCAGTTCCCGATCCTTTAGCTAACAAAGCGAATATGGATACAAATGGAAAATCGAAAAACGCATTCTAAGCCATTTTGCGGGGCTTTGCATGTCTACCCACCTAATGATATAGGAATCGAGTTATCTAACGTTTTAAAACGGCAAAGATTTGATTTTAGCGTGGTTCCAGATGGATTTTAGAAGCTATATGAGACATATTCCTGGGAAAATGAGGAAAATCGACTAAAATGTATCCTAACCACCTAGAAAGAGACTCAAAAAAGTTCTATCGATTGGAGATCAAAAGGTTTATCTCAGATATCAATCGTAAGGTTTTGTTAATTGCCGAGCAATACCAAGCATCAATTCCTATTTTGGACTCGGTTGAATCGAGCCAGGTCTCTTTGGATGCATCTGATCTTGCTGTAGAGCTGGCAAAGTTAGAAAAAGAGTATGGTGATTTTGTTCCTTCCGATGTTTTCCAAAATCGAATCACGAAAAATACAAAACTAATTGATGCTTGGTCGAAGGCTCAAACAGAAAAGTCTTTCCGGAAC